AGGGTGCAAAAATCCTTGAGGATTCCTTTATGATTGAGGAGATTATCCCTAAGCACTTCACCGGAACCGTCATATCAGAATGCCCTAACCCGAAGTACAATGTTGTCTTCAGCAAAGAAATCGGGAAGAGAGTCAATGTGTTACTTCCTCGCAAGTGGCAGGGTAAGCTTATTAAAAAGATAATTATCTTTGAGGCTATTGAGGATTCAAAGGGAGTAAGCTATCGCTATGTCGGAAAATAAAGATCTAACCCTGGACAGGGCTTGGTGCAGGGAGCAGTCCGACCGACTGGCTAGTTGGGAAATACTTCGCAGGTATGTTCTGCACGAAAGTGGCGTATCAATGACAAATGGTGACCTATGTGATACAATAGGCGTATCATCGACTTACACTATCCGTTTGCTTAAATCTATACAAAAACGCCTCGCAGAAGAAAATGCTAAATGAATCAATCTCCGAGTCCTTGACCTACGTCCAGGATGAACCCGATATTAAAACTCTCCGCTATGCTTACGAGCAGACCGTATCAGAGTTGGACTCCTACTTTGATCTATGCCGTACTAGCTACGATGATCGTCGTAACTGGTGGCCTGGCAAGAGCCGGGATCATCGCAAGCACGGGGCTGACGCTTTCCCTTGGGAGGGTGCGTCCGATATGGAGTGCCACTTGATTGCTGAGCGAATTACTCGTCTAGTATCTTTATTTATGGCATCGTTGAATCGAGCCAATGTCCGAGCATTTCCTGTTGAGAGTGGTGATATTGGTCGAAGCCAGATTGTTTCGGGTTTCTTGAAGTGGATGGTAACGTCGGGATATATCCCACGTTTCTACCGCGAGATGGAACTCGGTGCTAACTATTTGCTTGAGCGGGGTATACTGATCACGTATGTCGGATGGCATCGTGAGGATCGACGGTTCCTTCAGGAACTTGACATTAATCAGATTGCGCAAGTCAGCCCGGATGTAGCAGTTGCTATTCAAGAAGGGAATGACGACGATGAGTTGATTGCCCTGCTACAAGCTACCTTTGAAGGAACAACCACGAAACGTGCAAGGAAGGCACTCAAGGCTTTACGCAAAGACGGCGTAGCTGAGCTGCCTGTTGTACGTAGGCAGGTGAATGCACCCGAAGTAAAGACCCTTGCACCGGATGGGGACTTCTTTTTTCCTCCGTACGTAACTGATCCACAGCGTTCACCTTACTGCTTCTGGAGAACTTTTTATACAGCACAAGAACTTGAAAACAAGGTTACAACAGATGGATGGGACCAGGACTTCGTTGACCACGTCATTGAGAAATATCGAGGCGTTAATATTGATTCTGTTGAGCGCGAGCAAGAAGGCCGTCGCAGTATCAGCCTTACTGATAGTGCTTATCAAGCCAATGAGCTTATTGAGATCTGCTATGGATACCAAAGACTTATTGACCAAGAGGACGGTGCTGAGGGCATTTACTGCACAGTATTCCATCGTGAGTTCAGTGGGGATGAAATGACACCTGGGTATGCTAAGTATGAGCTGCTTAATGGCTACGAGGATTATCCTGTAGTGGTCACAAAGCTATCAGAGGATAGCAAGCGACTTTATGACACAGCAACTGTTCCTTCTTTGCTACGTGGTCTACAGAACCAAGTAAAGATTGAGCGTGATTCGCGCACTGATCGTAACAGCTTATCTACTCTGCCTCCTATCCTGCACCCAGTTGGTCAAGCACCTACTGATTGGGGTCCAGGTCGTATGATTCCTTATCGTCGTAAAGGTGACTTGGACTTTGCTCCTACACCTCCACCTCCTACTGGCTCAATCGAAATGGAGTCAACATTGCTTGACCTAGCTGACCGCCTAGTAGGACTTGACGACGATGGAGCAATTAGCCAGATTCTTCAGCAGTTCCTTGTTGATAAGTTCCTTAGCCACACAGCAGAGGTTCTGCGTATGGCATTCAAGTGCTTCCAACGCTTTGGACCCGATGAAATCTTCTTCCGTGTTACTGGTATCCCTGATCCACAGAACTTTGATAAGGGAAGTGCCGATGAGAACTTTGACATTATGATTAACTTCGATGTGCAGAATACTGACCCCAAGACAGTCGAGGCAAAGACTCAGCAGTTCGTAGCACTAAATAAGTTGAACTCCAACAACCGTCTCAACGTAGATGCTCTATTGGATGTCATTGCAACTAGCATTGACCCAGTGATGGCGGATGCCATCCTACAGCCAGTAGAGACAGCGCAGGAGGAAGTGGTCAAACAGGTCACTGATGACTTAGCTAAGATCTTTGCTGGTATCGAGATGCCGGCACGTCCAGCAGGAGCACAGATTGCACTACAGGTAATCCAGCAGTACACCCAGCAGCCAGACGTTGCACAACGGGCTCAGACTGATCAAGCCTTTGCCGCTCGACTGCAGAAGTACGTAGGTCAATACACCTTCCAGATGCAGCAAGCACAGAATGCTCAGATTGGTCGCGTGGGTACAGCCCCCGCACAAATGGGTGAAATCGATACACAAAACTTATAATGCCAGACAATATATCAGTAGCAGAGCAAGGCAATCGCCGAGCTAAACAAATCAATTCCAGCAATCGAGAAAAAGCCTTCAAGGAATACTTGATGAAATTTGAAGGGTTCGATGAAGTTGCCCGTAAGGGTACTGGGGAGACGAACTATACAATTGGCCACGGACACGCCAGCCCAAGTGTAAAGAAGGGTCAGCGTATCACACGTGAAGAGGCTTCATTGCTGCTGGATAAAGATATTAAGGAACGGATCCCTAAAGTTCAAAACTTAATTCCAAAGTTTGATTCCTTTCCCAGCTCCGCCCAGACAGCTATCTTTGGTGAGTACTACCGTGGATCAGTTGGCGGAAGCCCAGATACCGTTAAGGCTATCAATGCAGGGGAGTATGAGAAGGCTGCAAAGGAGTTCCTAGATAATGACGAGTACAGGGAGAGAGTTGCACTTAACCGAGCTGGCATTGGCCCACGTATGGAAAGAGTTTCCAGCGAGCTAATGAAGATGTCAAAATAGTATGAATATACAAGACGACATCAATAGCTTGCACAGCTATGAATCCTTTGCTCGGTTTATCAAGATGGTTCACGAACTTCGTGAGGAGACCATTAGCGAAATGCACGAATCATCCAGTGAGACTATCCAGCAGATTTCTGGTAGAATCATTACCTATGATCAAATACTTCAAATGTCAGGATGGGATAAGCTGCGGTTAAAGCATTCGGATCGAATGTAACCCATATGTTATAATGCCCACATCGCCCTCGCTCGGCGTTAATGAGTGGTAATAATATGACAGATGAAATCGAAACTGCTAACGCTGAGGCAGACCAAAGTTCAGTGGACAATAATAACTTATCCGTTGAGGATTTTGCAATGCGGAGGATCGGGCAACTGACCCCTGAGGCTAAAGAGCCAAAGGAGGAAGAGGCCGGAGAAACCGAGGAGCAGGAAACCGAGGAAGTAACTGAGGAGGAAACTGAGGAATCAGTTGAGACTGAGGAAGCTACTGAGGAGACCGAGGAATCCGACAATGTTCTTTCACAGTTGGACTTGGACGATATGTCCGAGGAGGATTTGCGGGAACTAGCTGACAAGCTAGGTAGCCGTGCTGTAGCTCGATTCGGTGAATTGACTGCTAAGCGCAAAGCTGCCGAAGAACGTCTTGCTAGTTTAGAAGCCAAACTCAAGGAAAAACCTAACCCATTAGAAACAAAGAAGGTTGAAAATAACCCCTACGGTAACCTCGATTCTGTCGAGAAGTTACAGGCCAAGGCAGGGGAAGTCGATCAAGTTGTTGAGTGGGCTGAGGATATTCTGTTTGAGAGTGATGGCTATTCCGCTGATGATATCGTAACCGAAATCGAAGGTAAGGAGTGGACAAAGAAGGACGTGCGACAGGCTTTATTGAAAGCCCGTAAAGCGCAGAAAACTTTTCTCCCTGATCAACTCAACAAGGTTCAGGCACAGATCGAAGGGGAGCAGCTTGCTGATTCTTTCTCAGAACGTGCCAGAAAAGAACTGACTTGGTTGGAAGGTGAGGACAATGACTTACGCAAACAATTCGAAGCCACCGTAGGTGATGAACGTTTTAAGCAACTCAAAAAGGTTGTTAAGCGGGAAGCACCGGAAGTAGCTGCACAATTGGATTATTGGTTCGCTCACGCTACTAACAGTATTTACGGACGTAAGCCCGTCACTGAGCGTAAGACATCAGCAGTATTAAATCCTCCGAAATCAGCCAGTCCATCTGCATCCAAACCCGAAAAGGGAATGGGAAGAACAGCCAAAGCACTAAAAGAATTAGAAGCTAGGTTCAAGGAAACGGGTAGCGCAAACGATTTCGCTAATCTCAGAAAACACAAAATGGCATCACGCCACTAACCTATTCATTAACTAACTATACAAATACATAACTAATTATGGCATTCTCAAATACATTCGATACTACAAATACCGGTTCCGGTGTTTCCAATCGTGAAGACCTCACTGATGTCTTGACAATTCTCGCACCAGAAGAAACTCCTATTCTTTCTTCTGCTAACAAAAAGGGCGCAGGCGCAACTAAGGTTGAGTGGACTGTTGACTCTCTTTCGGCTCCCAGCACTGCTGGTATCGCTGAAGGTGCTGACGTTACAGCATTCACTGACCAATTCGCTGGACGCGCTCGCCTTGGCAATCGCGTTCAAAAGTTCCGCCGGGACTATATGGTTTCCGATCTGCAAGAAGCAGTCGATTCCGTTGGCCCAGCTAAGATTGCTCAAGCAGAAGCTAAAGCACTTCGTGAACTCAAGCGCGACATCGAAGCAAGTCTTGCTTCAGCTAACACTCAGACAACCGAAGACGGTGCTGGTGTAGTTAATCGCCTTGGTGGTCTTGGTGACTGGATTCAAAATGCTGCTGGTTCGGGTAACGTTCCTGCTTCATTCCAAACTCCAGCCGCAAGCATCGCTGACGTAACTGATGGCAATTTCGCAGAAAGCGAATTGAACTCTCTTATCTCTTCGATCTTCAAGGTTACTGGTACATCCAACAACCTTATGTTGGTTGCTGACACAGCACTCCGTCAAGACATCAGCGACTTCGCTCGCATCGGTGGCGTATCGGGTGACTCAGTTCGTGCAGTGAACTACAACGGCGAAAGCGGCACTATCAAGCTTTCCGTTGATCTGTATCAAAGCGATCACGGTATCGTATCTGTTGTCAACGCTAACCCTGACTGTATGCCAGTACAAGCCGGTACTGCTGGAATGGCTGGCTACTTGGTGAATCCTGAATACTACGGTGTTCACGAACTCATCCCTATGGGCAGCACTCGTCTTCCAAATCTTGGTGGCGGCGACCGTGGCTTCGTTGATTGCGCTTTGACCCTCGGTGTTTACCACCCTGGTGCTCACGGCAAGATTGTCAGCACAAGCTAAATAATTCGGGGAGGGTCTGGTCCGATCCCAGACCCTCCCCCTTTTTTTTTACTTATGGATATTATTACTCCTAATTCAAAGACTTACTCCGATGAGGAGATTGATCGCGCCCTAATGCAGGAGATTCAAGAGGGTCTCCAGTTGGAACGAGCGACCGAGAAGGACCGCTACCAACAAGCAGCCAAGGAGGCGCATCAACTGAAAGGAACTATTCATCCCACCTTGGGACGGCCAGTTGCCACAATGCCAGCACGAGAATTTTTTCGACTGGTAAAGAAGTACGGTCAAGAGACTGTGCATTCTAAAGAATTTTTAAAGTACTACAATAAGAAGTTCCCAGAACTTAGCCCCAACAAAATATAATGCAGACCAGAACTTACGGCGATCTTTTCAAACTAGCCTCCGCTCTTATCGGGACAGGCGGGGAACTATCCACTGGTGAACAGGATCAACTGAGTCATTTCATTAACCGTAGGTTCTCCGAGATCTTCAATGCAAGCCCAAGCTGGCCTCGATACATTACTGTAGGTGAGCCACGGCCAATCGAGCGAAATCAGATAGTTCCAACACTGGGTGAAAGCTACTATGTATCCGGAGCTGGTTCCGAGGAGGCAAATGGTTTTTATCTACGGAATGGATTCGGGGAAGATGGTGCTTTTGCTTATTCAAAATTTGATTCCGATGGCAATGAGACAATGTGGCTATGGGGTGAATTTTCTGGTGTTGGGCAACAGTATTTCTGGAAAATCAGTCCAACCGCACCTGGTGTAGAACCCGATCTTCCCCTCTACCAGGGTATAGGTACAATTGATGGGCCACCAACATATCAGTTTAGTGTGCAGAGTGGTGATGCTCCTGGGCCATTTGCTCAATACCTATCCAACATTGGAGAGTTCGTCCGTCTTCACAGCACTCAACCACTACTGAACCGATCAGCACGTGAGTACGAGTTCTACGTTACATCCAGTGGTGCTCACATCCTAAACGTAGAATCAACTACGGATAACACCGCTTGGGTGACCTACAAGAAGGAGTTCACTCCTTACACAATTACTGCGGACTACTATACGTCCACCCTAGAAGTACCAGCGGAGTTCTTCAACTTTATTAGTCACGCTGTTTACGCTGACTTCCTCCGAGTTCAGAACAAGCAAGAGGAAGCACTAGCAGAAGAGCAAGCAGCTCAAACCTTCTTAGCCCTTGAGCTGGAGAAGATCGACCTACGTTCTAACAACAATACAATTAACAAAAAGTTTTCAACTTACGTAAATCGTCAAGCACGATAACAACCCCTGTGATATAATAACATTATGGCTAACTCAAAAAATAACGCACTGGAATTTTCCTCCGCTGGATCGGAGATCCTTGAAGCTGCTGATGCAGTAACCGGTAAACGCTATGGAGCGTTGCAAATCTTAAATGACACTGTGTTCGGTGCTTTGACTGCATCTAGTATTGACGGTACAGCTAAGCTAGTTGGACCAACCTTTGCTGCTGGAACAATTATCTACGGAGCATTCAGCGAAGTAACAGTAACTTCTGGTATCGTAGCAGCGCACAAGTACTAGTATGCACCTGAGCCTAAATAATAGCTTAGGCAAATGGATATTGCCTACAACAGCACCGTTCTCACCAGAGGCACTGAACTACTTTAGCCGCCTGGACGCAGCAGGTGACACCACCTACGTTGACTACAAGCAGCCACTAGCTAATTACATTGATAGTCTAGTAACGCTTGGTGGAGCTTACTGGGATACGATGGAATCCTCCACATCCTTTGTGGGTGTAGGTATACAGGGTGTCACAGTTCCTCTTAGGGACGGTATGACAGTACCTACCCAGAACAACTTTGTTGCAGGTGACTTGAATCCATTGACTGGTCTGAAGGGTAATGGCTCTACTAAGGATATTGCGACAGGCATTACGACTGACGATGCGGGAACACTTATTGACGTTTCGATTAGCACGTATCTAACGGAACAAAGCGCAACTCCAGCAAACAGAGCGTTTATTGGCGCACAAGGATTGGTCATAAGAGAAACCACTAATATAAACGAGGTAAATACTAAAAGCAGGAATTTTACCAGCCAAACAACGGCAGCGACCTCAATCCTTGGTTTTATTGGTCACTCACGATCCGCCAATGATTCTTATACGCTAAGACTTGACGGAAGTTCTACGGCATTTACTCAATTTACAACAACTGTTTCTCCGACTCAAATGGGTTTATTCCGAGAGAGCACAACAGGCGCACGAACCGATGCTCGTCTAGCAACCTACCATATCGGCCCTGCCATTGACCTCGCTACCTTAGAAGGCTTACAAGCAACATTACTTTCTGAGATCCGTACAGCGCACACATTTGTAGCTGCTGCATCTTACTTCTCACGTCTTGCAGCCGCAGGTGACACTGCGCACGTAGCCTACAAACAACCCTTGACGAACTACATTACGTCACTTGTTGAACTCGGCGGAGCTTACTGGGATAATATGAAGTCTTCCGCATCTTTTGTTGGTGTAGGCATTCAGGGTGTCACAGTTCCTCTTAGGGACGGTATGACAGTACCTACTAACAACAACTTTGTTGCGGATGACTTAAATCAGTTGACTGGTCTAAAGGGTGATGCTGCCACGAAATTAATTAATACAAATGTGGCTGGCAATTCCGTAAGCATTAATAATGTTTCCTTCTCGTGCTACACCACAGAACGTGGCACATCGGGTCGTCAGTATCTATCCTCATTTGACAAGCAGGTTCTTCAAGCGGGTTTCACCCTCCCCCAGAGGTTTACATTTAAGGCTCAATCTAGCACGGTAGTAAATATTGACAGCACTACTGACTCTGTTGGATTTATCGGGATTTCACGAGACAACTCGGCTGATTTTGACTGCTATGTTATGGATCGTGAAGTAACGCAGGTTGCAGCATCTTCGGATACGGGAACGACAGATTTTTCACTGTTTGCGTTTAGACCATTAGCTCCCACTGGATATAATAATTGCCGAATATCTACTTACCACGTTGGCCCAGCACTCAACCTTGCTACCCTAGAGGGCTTGCAAGCAACATTACTAGCTGAGATAGCAGGGATAGGCTTCTCAACAGAAGCAGCTAACTACTTTAGCCGACTGGTAAATGCTGGTGACTCAACTTTCTTAGCATACCGCCAGCCTCTAGCTAACTACATCGACAGCTTAGTCGCATTAGGTGGAGCTTACTGGGACGATATGAAGTCTGCCGCATCCTTCGTCGGTGTAGGTATTCAGGGTATCACTGTTCCGCTACGTGACGGTATGACAGTGCCGACGCAGAGCAACTTTGTTGCTGCTGACTTAGATCAGTTGACTGGTCTAAAGGGTGATGGCTCTACTAAATATATTGCTACCAATTTAGCTGGGACTGCGCTACTCCAAGACGACGCATCGGCATCCGTTCATATCACGACAGCCGCAACTGGGGCTAACAAGTTCTATATGACAAATGCGGGAGGTGCTAGTCTATCATTGCGATCAACTCC